AACTCCCATATCAACTGTAATTTGATTCTTTCGCGAGATTAATCGAGAAGCATAGGTATTACGCCAGGTCACAAGTCACGACGTCCACCCCAACGGAGTGAACCATGTGAAGGCAACTTCAAGAAAAAGGGAATCGGAACTGGAGGCGCCGCGGCGCACAGCTCCTATCCGTCTCTCAATGCTCATACTAACCGATACCTAACTGAATAGGCTTTATACGGAACGAGAAGAGAAGTTTACTGCTTTTTTCTTCCCCTATGTACAGTACGTGCTACGGAGTACAGTGATGTTGATCAGAGATTTCGTGTTCATTAAACTGACAAGCTCCCAAACTCCCATACAGGCTAGTACGACAGAGGCCCAACGGATAAATCATTCCGTGTTCGGCATGTCGCTTTACTGCTTAGTTAATGAGTAGTCAATGTCAGTTCCCAGTGGAGTTCTACTCCACCCCTCAAGTCAATAGATGACTGAGATATGCGCGGTAAGTTCATTTATAGTGTCAACTTGGGACACTCCGTGCAAGGACCTTAAGCCCGTCCTAGAGGCATAATTCGATTTATCCAGATCCATAAGGAGCTAATCGAAGAAAGATACTGGAGAGAGTAGTACAGGATGCAGTGAAGTCAAAAATAATGGTTTGTCCAGGATCAGACGTTGACACGAGCCAGCAATCATTCGAATGAGTTGCCGCCGCATCTATCATTTGTGAACCACCGAGTGCTCCTCCAGCAGAAACTGTTGCAGTTCCAGTCAAAGTGGGTGCAGTATTTGTCATGACTGTGCCAACATTCTCGAGAACAAGAATGTATTTTCCAGGTTTGTTGATGGTCAGCGTTGCAACAGCGACTGACGCGGAAATTCCTCCTGTCAAGGTGGCCCCAGTGAAGGGACTCGCTCGAGTTGAGGTACTTGACGTGACTAATAGGGAATTAGCCGATGCCAAATCAACATTAACCTGGGGTGTGATGAGTTCTACATCATACTCGACATAGAGTTCACCAATGGCTGTGGTATCCGCCTCCCCTTGAGTGGCGATGACAAGATTACCAACGTCATAAGTCTTCAAATCCAGGTTCGCAGCTAACGAGCCCGATCTGATATATCGCTGCACACCAAACTTCTTCAGGTCAGCCGAGTCCCCACGATAGCAGCACTCCTCCCAAACCGCAGAACGAACAGCATTGTGATATGCCATAAGTTGCGATTTGTTCACAGGAGCGGAATCCGAGGCATCGTAATCGACTGCCAACATCAAAGATCCAGATGTTGAAGCGGACTTCTGAGTCTCATATTCAAATGATAACTTTCTAAAAAGGTATGATTCAAATTGAGACGCGACAACAGAGAGCCAAGGGAACATAGAGGACAGACCAGGATTAATAGACAGTAGGGCCGCCGAAAAGGCAACCGAACCGTTTACGTCTTGGACATATTCTCTGTGTTTGATCCTAACCCGACCGTCGCCAGAGTACGCGGAACCAGAGACGACAGGAACAGTCGTCCGCATTGGTCGTGAAGAGGCTAAAGGTACAGAAACCTTTGACTTTTGCTTTTGAGACTTTTCTTTCTTCTTTCCAGAGCTCTTACTGGAAATCTTCTTAGAAGATGTATTCATGAGTGTTTAATATGGGATCCCACTCTCTCCAGAGTGCGACTATACATCATATCAACCAACATATGGGTTTCCGTGTAGTCTGTCGACCTTCCGATGGCCCCGTAGGATTCCTAGAAATAAATTTCTACCACCTTAGTACGGAAGTATTAAGTGAATGATCATGCTCTCCTTTCGTCTTTCGAAACCCAGGATTAACCACAGCCTTTCGGCATTCTGGCTAAGACTATTGATCAACCACACCGTTTTGGAAACTTAATGATATGACCCCATGGCCGAGTTTAACGTCATCCCGGGACGGAACACACTCAACTACAATCCTCACACATCCAATGGATAGGCATGCCGTCATCGTCACGACAACACTGACGACGACAAGTGTAGCATCGTTCATGATGCATACCCTCGAGACACGTAGAACAGTGTCTCCAACAGCAATGACCATCGGGATCATTTTGGATGTGGTCCTCAACACTTGAGGAAAGAGATTCCTCCTCGGAATCTGAAGACTCGCTAACCGAATCTAAAGGAGCTCTAATTGCCTCGTCAGGATCGACGAAAGCGCAATTATTTGATTCATAGGGAGCACAGAAGACTTCACAGATCTCACGGGCAGGTCTGTATTCGAGAAGCTTCTTGGTACGAATTGAGGGCTCATGCCAATTCAATGCCTTACGATATTCCGTAAAAAGTTCGTAAGTGGTGCTAGATCCAGCACCGACAACATAAGCCGTGGATTTTAAACAGCGTGGAAGTAAGTCTTCAAGATACTCAGAAAGAAGTTGTTGATTCTCCTTAAGAGGACCCTCTACAGGTCGACCCTTGAGTACCCAGTCGAAAGATTGTGGCTTAAGTTTTTTTAATTTTTGTAGAGCCTCAGAAACAGCTTTTGGAAGTTCCATGATTCTTTCCTTAATCGCTCGAATAGTTCGGTTACGAAGAAAGAAAGTTGCAGACTTTCGCTGCATCTTACTAATTCCAAATTTCCATCCGGAAGGGACGGAAAGACCAATACCACCGAGATCCTTATGAAGAAAGAAATTGGGAACGAAGCCCCCGAGATGCGGACAGAGTCTATCAATAGTTCGAAGATAGATTCTCCTGCACATATCCCGAGAACGTCGATTAGGACTTCTCTCAATAAGATCCCAGATAGCTGGTGCCTGACCCAAGGTTCTGGTTATTTCGCCACGTTTAATATTATGACCAAGAGTTACGGATAGAGGAATATATTCTATCCGTCTCCGACCTATCATATCCACGAAAATAGAGTTAATTAGTGCCCATCGAGAACTTTCATAGGTCTTAGCTTCATTAACTATCAATCCCACGTCATCAGCGGCCTCCCGCCACTTCTGACCATCATGTTTCGTACCTTTGAACAAGATATCGTCACCGTTTATTAAACACCTCTTAAGACGAGGGTCGTGACGTCCAGTGATTGTATAAGTTCTCATAAAGGTCGAGAGATTAATTATACATAATAGTGTAAAAGATAGTGGATTTCCCATCAATTGTCCTCTTGTTTGCAAGACAATCGATCCATCGGGGTAGTGAATATATGCTGCTCCAAGACATTTCCGGGCCATCTGGCCAAGAAACGTCGAGGATTGACCGATGTTTAGAAGAATCCTCTCTAAACAAGCTGAAGTTGCCTGCATTGAAAGGGCATCGGTAGCCGAGTCATAATCACCACTAAAATAAATCTCACCTTTCTCATCACAAAGTTTGAGAATGGAATCGATGACATTTTCCTTCATCGTTCCAAGAGGACAAGCCTTCCACATGTTAATCAGGAAGCCTTGAAGAGAGCGCATAGAACTATATAATGCCTCTCTACCTATAGTAATAACACGATACTTACCAGGTTCTGGTATCGCTTGATATTTGACGTCGTTCGTCTCGTCACACCCTTGTGACAGTAGACGGTACTCGAGATTTTGAGAATAACTCTCAACGTCGCCTTTATTACTAATCTCAAACATTTTTCCTTCACCAAGAACCGCAGTGTGATTACCTCCCTCCGATCTAGGAGTTTCGAAAGAAGCACTCCATGTAGGTACGCAAGGACGCGACTTATATGAGGTGCCAGGGGGAATCACCACGTCCACCGCACGACGAATCCAGTTAGCTGCGATCGTCGAAATAGATTTCTCTGAGGACAGAAGAGCTTTATGTTTCTCCATACTTTGATTCTCAAGTTCGCTGGACATTTCGTTCCAGCATCGCTTAGACTCATAAATTGAACGCATAAAGGAGGCAGCTTTACGGCCGCTCTCACCTGGGTTATACATTCGTATGGCTCGGGTCAACAAAAGTTTTCTAAGAAATCCAGAAAAGACAGATAAGCCTGATCGACTTGTCGTCTTACCGGTACCGTACGCTAAAAGAAACATGAAATCCTCCTTGAGGTATTTTTCCATGAGGTCTTTCAGACTCAGTTCAAGAATATCGAACCATAAGGATAGCCGACTTCTTCTTAGTTTGGCAAAGTGTTTCTGTTTTATCACTGGGACAAATGAATCAAAAATTTGTACTAGAGCTCGATATGCAGCAACAGCACGGTTTAACTTCTCCTGAACCTGGCTTTGGGCCGCCTTAGTCAGAAACTTTTTCACTAAGGGGAGAAGGGTTATTTTTGGACCGTCTGGACATAACCATCCAGGTGTATAGAGTATCACCGTTACCAGATCAACCCTATCAACGCATACGTCATAGGACCTTTTCCCATCTTTATCGATGAGAATGGGTTCCGTGGTCGGAACGCCAAGGTCTCTCCATCCGGAGCAGACTTTGAGGTCAAGAGGACTTTTCGCAATCAATTTGTGGGAG